TAGGTCTCTTGTTGCGGGCATTCCTCCTATCATTAGAGCTGCGTCAAACCCAGGAAACGTCGGACATCTGTGGGTCAGACAGCGATTCGTAGAGCATGATCCTGAGGGATCTGGACGGAGTCTACAATACGATAATGACACTGAAACATACAGAGCCTTCGTTAAGGCGACTCTAAAAGATAATCCATATCTACTCAAGAAAGACCCCGGTTACTTCAAGCGTCTCCGTATCCTATCTGAGGCTGACTATCGTGCTAAGGTTCTCGGCGACTGGTGGGTATTCGCTGGTCAGGTCTTTACTGAATGGCGAGACCCATACTTTGGAGCTAAATTCCCTGACGAACCAGCAAATGCTTGTCACGTTGTTGATGATATTACTCCTCCTCTTTATCTACCTCGTATCGTCGCCTGTGATTGGGGTCATAGTCCAGGCCAAACTTGGGTAGGTTGGGGAGCGGTTCTGCCTAATAAGCAGGCGCTTTTATACCGTGAAAAAGTCTGGCAAAAAACTCTTATCTCTGTTTGGGGAGCCGAAGTCGCTAGGATCTGCCAGCCCGAAAGGGAAAGCATCGTCGCTGCCGTCCTTGATCCCTCGGCGTGGTCCAAGAGGGGTGAAAAGCAAACCATAGCTGAGCAGATCATAGAAGCTACTGGACTTCCCTTTGATAAAGCAGACAACGACCGAATCGGTGGTAAGGAGCTCATGCACGAGTTCCTCAGGTGGAAGCCGAGGCCAGCTTCGTTTACTCCCGAAGGGCCATTTGACGAAGCGTTGGCTTTTAGAATTTTACGTAATAATGGAGTGGAAGCATACAAAGATTACGTGGACCTTTTCACTCCAGAGGAACCTGAGGCCAACCTTCCACGTCTACAGGTCTGTAAGTCTTGTGAGGAATTCCGCAAAGTTATACCTGCGTGTGTCTATCCTGAGGATGATGGCAAGGGGAACATCAATAAGGAAGACGTCGCAGAGTTTACTGGAGATGACGCTTACGACGGTGGACGTTACTTCATAAAAGCTGTAGATGATTATGTTTCAAACGCTCAGAAAGCTCATGAGAAATTTACTGACTTGGCTCAAATCGTTAATCGACTGGAAGCAACTCAGGACTGGAACACCTACTACCGAGAAATGGCCTTATACGAGCAGAGACATACAAGAAAACCTAGATCCCTACATCGGCATAGTCCAAGACGAAGCAGATATCGTTCTCTCGTTCACTAAGAAGCAATTGAGGGCTGAGGTTTTCAGACTTCGAGCTGAGAACCGTTCACTTCGCGAACAGTTTAGACATGAACAAGAGCGATTTGAGGAAATCTTGGCTCTCTATCATCAAGTGGTTGGGAGAGAGGCGAGTAGACTTGATGTCTTTGTCGATGGACTCAGGCCGAAACCTGTTGAGGTTAGAGAATCTGGAGAGCGAAACAGGCCTGTTAGAACAATCAGAGAGCCTTGGGCTAAGGTGGCAGCGCGGCAAGAGGCTAAACATACACTCGAATATTGGGAAAACAAGCAGGCGACGCTCGAAAAGGAAGTAGCGGACTTAGAGGCAAACATCGATGCTAGACGAACTGGATCAAAGTCAGGGTCAGGTAGCGGAACAGAGTCCAATTGAGCCTGTCGGGAAGATAGCTCCACAGGATTCTATTACTCCACCTGTACCTGCTGTAACTGATAGACTTAAGGATACACCTCTTGGCAAGGGAATTCTCCGCATTGTTGAGGAGTTCGAGCGTAACGATGAAGCTGTACGTCACAGAAACGTAATGAAGTGGCGTAAGCATCTATACTACTGGAATTCGATACAGTATCTCTTCGAGTCCGAAGTTTCCCATGACTGGATGACTGTCAATGACCTACGCGACGACCCAGAGTCTGACATCAATCCAGCTCTTTACGCTAAGATTATCAATGTCTATAAGGCTAATGGTGAGATTATCATTGGTGCTCTAACCCCTAATACTCCTAAAGTTCGCTACTTTCCTAAAGATGCTGACGATCCAGATGATGTGACTACATCTAAGGCCTTCACAAAGATATCTGAATTGATCCAAAGGCATAATAAAGCTCAAATGCTCTTAATGAAGGCAGTTTTTATACTTTATAATCAAGGTTTAGTTGCATGCTATAATGAAAATAAAGCTGACTACAGATTCGGCCAAATTGATGAGGATATTTATGAAGACATCACAGTTTTGGATCGGGATCACTACTGTCCTAATTGTGGAACTCCTCTTGGCGGCGATAGTTATCAGATGGGTCAGGCTGCTCCTCCAATAAATCCGACTCAATGTCCTAGATGCGGCTTTCAGGGTCCACCTGAGGCTGAGGAAATACCTCGACAAGATCAGCAGTTCAAGGCGACTAAGACTAAGCCCAAGACTAGAGAGTGTCTGGAAGTCTATGGCCCTCTTAATGTTAAGATTCCTATGTGGGCTAAGGACCAGCAAGCTGTTCATATCCTAAATCTGGAGACTGAGGAGAGTATTTACACCCTTAGAGCTATCTATCCAGAGTTCGAGAAGGAAATTCAGGGTTTTAGCTCCTCAGAGACATGGGAACAATCAGCAAGAGTCCCATCAAACTACGGCGGCGACTTTCCCAGAGATCTTTGTACTACTAAGAGAGTCTGGATTAAACCAAAAGCTTACTATCTCTGGGAATCGACGACTGACGAGTTCAAAGCCCTCAGTAAATATCAAGACGGTCTCTACTGTGTTATCATAAATGGCGATCTAATCGTCGAAGTGATCAAAGACAAGCTTGACGACCACTGGACTCTTTCTGAATATCCGATGTCGGAGAGTTTACATGCTGAACCACTGGGATCTCCTATGGTTCCGCTGCAAGATATGACTAATGAGGTGTCTAATCTTAGTCTTGAGACTATAGAGTATGGCATCTCTGAGGTCTTCGCAGACAAAGGAGTTCTAGATTTCGATGAGTATGAGCAGCAGGAGGTTAAACCTGGCCAGATAACACCGGCTAAGGCTCCTGCTGGTCAGAATCTCTCATCTGGATTCCATGAGCTTAAGCCAGCGACGATGCCTGAGGGTATCGAGATGTTCGCTGAACGACTTGAGAACGTTACTCAGTTCGTCATGGGGACCTACCCATCGGTGTTTGGCGGCGCTATGTCAGAGGGTGGTGGGACTGCTCGAGAGTATGAGATGAGCAAATCTAGTGCTCTTCAAAGACTTTCGACGGTTTGGAATGTTCTGCAGTTTTGGTGGGCAGACTTGATGGGAAAGTCAGTCAAGAGCTTCGCCAAACATATGATAGGAGACGAGAACTATGTAAAGGCTCAGGGTTCAAACTTCATGAACGTCTGGATCAAAAAGGTTGAGCTGACTGGGAACATAGGCGATATCGTTCCTGAAGTCTCTGAGACTCTTCCTGTCTCCTGGACGCAGAAGAGAGACATTCTTTTAAACCTCATGAACATGAAAGACCCAAATATTGCTACGGTTCTGACGCATCCTGAGAATGCTTCCCTTGTTGCATCTCTCTTAGGAGTTCCAGAGCTATACATTCCCGGTGACGACGATAGAAATAAGCAACTTAGAGAGATAGCTGAGATGTTACAGGCTCAGCCGATACCTCAACCGATACCTATGGGTGGTCCACCCGCTCCACCTATGGGTGGTGGGCCTCCTGGTCCAATGAGTGGATCTCCTCCCCAAATGGGTGGACCACCTCAACCTTTAGGACCAGAAGGTCCACCTCCTCCCCCTATGGATCAATCTATGGGAGGAAACCAAGGCGGGATGCCTTCAGGGCAAATGGGTGGACCTATGGGAGGTCCTATGGGTCCAGAGCCCCCCATGATGTCATCTGTACCGATCACTCCAGAACTCGACAATCACGAGGTGGAAGCAGAAGTCTGCAAAGCTTGGCTTAAGTCAGAAGTGGGTCAAGACTTGAAAGGCACGCCAGGTTACGCTAACGTTCTCGCCCATCTCAAGGAGCACCTTATGCAAATTATGATGAGTGCTCCCCCACCAGAAGAGGAGGGAGGGGGCGCAAGTCCTAAGCCTAAGTCACTCCCTCCTCCCGATCACCTTGGCGACGTTGACAACAAAGGAGTAGCACATGCATAAATTTCTCTATCCTTTACTCGAGTCAGCTGGTTCAGGCGGAGGTGGTGGTTCTGCTGTTGACGACGACGAAGGTGAGCTGGAACAAGACCTCCGAGAGCTAGAGGCCTCTGATGAAGATACAGAGCCTGGAGAAAAGAAAGAAAAGAAAAAAGACGAATCATACATTGGCGACGTTGAGGAGGATGCTGAAGAGCCTGAAGACGACGAAGAAGAAATCCGAGCAAAGGGGGAAGAAGGAGACGAGGAAGAGGAAGAAGAAACAACTGAGGAACAGCCTGATCGGGACGAAAATGGTCGTCCGACGGTAAAGGCTATCAAAACCAAATATCCTGAGCTTTTCAAGGAGTTTCCTGAACTCAAACGTGCCTTTTTCATGCTGCCACGCTTCGAGGAGGTCTTCGCAGATCCCCAACAAGCTGTAGAGGCAGCTGAGAAGTCTCGTGAGTTCGACGAACTTGAGTCTGATTTAGTCCAGAAGGGTAGTGCATCCCTCCTAGTCAAGACTCTAGCTGAAAATAATCCAAAAGCACTCAAAAAGCTTCTATCTAACTTCGCTCAGACGGTCAAGACTGACTTCGACGATGGCTATCTTGAGCTTGCCAACCCGATTCTTGAAGAGCTTGTCTACATGGCCTTCAAGCATGGGGAAAAGACAGGAAATAAGAACTTAGTCCTGTCAGCGAGACATATAGCCAACTTCGTCTGGTCGAATGCTGGCGAGATACCTGATGTATCTAAGCGTCAGCCTGCTGCGCCGACTGAAGCTGAGCGTGAATTGGCCCGAGAACGAAGCAAAAATGCTCAAAAAGACTTTAATAATGCTGTCGGATCAATCATGCCGATGGCAGAAGCAGGTCTAAGAGCTGTAATCAACCAAGATTTGAGAGCACTAACGTCTTTTGAGCGTAAGTCTGTAATCCGAGATACATTCAGAGAAGTCGACGCCAAAATCAGTGGTGATAAGGCGTTTCAGCTATCTATCGGTCGGCTCTGGGAAAGAGCTAAGTCCGAAGATTATAGCGATGCCGCAAAAGAGAGAGTAAAAAATGCGTGGCTCTCGCGCGCTCGGCAACTTGCTATCCCAATACGTAATCGACTCCGCAAGGAGGCTCTCGACGCTAGAAGCTCAGTCGGGAGAGCTAAAGATCAAGGCGAAGAACAGCAAAAGCGTACGTTTCCGTCTCATGGTGGACGTGATGTAAGTTCAAAGCGCCGTGCGGTTCTCGATCCGTCTAAAATCGATTGGCGCAAGACTTCAGACATGGACATCCTGAATTCGAAATGAGCTGAGCAAGCTGTCTAAGGCTAATAATGGCTCAAACTGAGAGTCAGTTAGTCGCTGCCGAGCTGGAGCGGGTGGACCCGAAGATTCCACTCCTGTTCGAGAGGGATGCTCTTTTCTACGCTAACGTCGAGAAGCGAGAGGTCGATAAGGTCTCAGCGCGCGACATGCGTATTCCCCTTGAGATCAGGCCTGGTGGTCTGTTCGGCTACTTCGACACAGCTGGCGGTGACATGGGTCGTGGCGAAGGTCCGACCTTTGAGAAAGCCACCATCTCCACAGTCAACTTCAAGTATGCTGTGGAATGGCACAAAAAGACTCAGTGGGCAACCGACGACGCTCGCAAGTCTCTTGTCAACAACGTCAAGCATCTGCTCGCTAACTCCATGAAGGAGTTCAGGCGGATGGTCGACGCCAATCTGATGACTGGTGGAGATGGCGTTATCGGCGTCGTCTCTGTGGTCTCTGGTACTGGTCCATATACGTTGACGCTGGGAACTGACGGATTCGGAACGAGGTTACTCCGAATTGGCCAAAAGCTCAATGTCTACAACTCGACGCTCTCGACATCCAGAACGGCTGGAGATGAGAGACAAGTCACTGGACTCGACCACGACAACAAAACAGTCACAATCTCAGGCGGAGCAATTACAGGTATTACTGCAGGAGATAAGTTACTCTCTTCAGGTCTCACTGGACCAAACCCAGTTGGGATCTACGGTGTGCCTTATCATCACAGCAACGCCTCGACTGGCTCATGGCTTGGATTGGACCGTGGTACCTATCCTGAAGTCAGAGCGAACCGCATTACAGCGGCTGGTGCTCTCGCTCTATCCTTTCCTCGACGTGCGCTGAATAAAATCGGCGAGCGCCTTGGTATGGAGAATGGTATCAAGTGCGAGGCCTGGATGAATCCTTGTCAGGTGCAAGCCTATGAGGAGATGGGCCAGCTCGTCACAGTCATCAATAAGGGTTCATCTGCTAACGATAAGATGGACCTGTTCTACGACGTGCAGCAAATCGCTGGCGTTCGTATCAGGAAGAACTACAACTGGGACAAGACTCGTATGGACTTCATCGTCAATGAGGTCTGGGGACGTGCAGAAATGCACCCTGCAGGCTTCTATGAGGAGGAAGGCCGACGATTGTTCGAGGTTCGTGGTCCTTCGGGTGGTGTCGCGGCTGCGACGTTGTTCTATCTCGTCGCGAGCTTCAACACTTTCATCAACAACCCTCCGGGATGCTCATATATCTCGGACCTTTCAGTCCCGACGGGCTATTAGGGGGGTCAGATGTCTGAGGCTCTCCATCAACGTTGGACGATTGGAAGTGACCACAATCAAGTCTGGGGACCAGATTTAGTGTCGGGTGCGACGGTTGGTATCACACATAGATATCACGTCGTATCAGGTGCTGGTGCAATCGCCAACATGACACTTCCCTATCCTACATTTTCTGGTGAGATTACACTTCTCTTCCTCGCTGCTGCTACGACTGTCTTGACCGGTAACATCGGTATCGCTATTACTGCTGTTCCCAATCAAGGTGTCAACTTCATCTACAATCCTGCTTTAGCTAAGTGGTATCCCGTTAAGTTCTGAGAGAGACCTTTTCCGTCAGGTCATCTCAGATAGGTCTCTTTTGGACGTTTTCTGGACCTACCTGCCTTGGGAGAGGGAGGGAAAATCAGAAAATGTCCACCATAGGAGCTAACATGACACCTGGACGATGGATTGCAGCGTTGGCTATTGTGATTGCTGTTTTCTCTCTTGTTCTCCCTGCCTATCCGTTGCTGACAATCGCTGTGATTCTTATCGGTATCTGCATGTTTGTGCCTTAACATGATTACCGATAAAAACATCATCGATTCGATTAATCGGTCGCTTCTCGAGCGGTTCATGAATCTCGATAGGCGACCAATGTATCGAATCATATGGTCAGACGATCAATATGAAAAGCGCTTTTCCGACAAATGGACCGATTGGTACGGTCACATCATGATTCGACAGGAGTATAATGCTGTCAGAACTATCAAAAAATACTGGTATCTGAGAAAGCCATGTTGGGTCTTAGAGAAACTTGTCTTCATACGTGGTCAGTGGCATCTTAAAGAGCTCATGAAGGAGCTTGTCGAAGCTCAAAATGGGACTTATGAGCCAGCTTTCACATTTCTCGACGACAAGAAGCTCATAAATCTCCCAGTTGATGAGGAGATTATCAATAATATCATCTACTGCCTTCAAAATCCTACTCAGAGGACTCCTTTGGACTGGAAGAAGATCCAAGAAGTTGAGGAAAAGGAAGAAGTTGATTACTTCTATAACAAAATCTCTGAAGATGAGCGACCCCCTCTCTTTGTCTGGAATAACTCTGCCTTTGTTTCTACCAATCAGCTGAAATTCAAAGAAGAATACAAAGAGCAAACTGGCCCAATCGTTTTAGCTGGAGAATAAGATGCCTGAGAGACCAAAGTTTGAAGATATCTCAACCGTTTTCTCTATCCTTCCGATAATCATAAGGGAGAGCAAGTATGGCTTGAATCTGGCCGAATACTTCATCCCTGCTGTCAAAGATCCGACGACTGAACTCAATTCCTTACTGGTGATGCGGACAAGTTTTACTGTCTATATCGATGAGACTCGTCCAGCCTTGATCATCCCTGAGCCGTCTGATCGAGTTGCTGAGGCTATCTGTCGAGACTACCGAGTTTCGATGGCTCACACACAAAAGGACGTCTCAGAGCCTGGTCTATTTTGGCTTAGAGACGCTCGGAACACAAAGGACGTTCTGTCAGGTAAGGATGCTGAGGGTCACGAAATGCTGGAGCTCTACAAACAGCTTCAGATGACATGGTTCGAACGAATCGTCGAGGAAGCTGATGAATATTGGGCTCGCATTCGCTCAAGACGAGTTATCTCTGACCTGCAGCGTGCCGCCTGTAACATTCTGGGCCTCAAGCGCGAGTGGAACCTCAAGATGGAGATATACGAGTCTCTTTCTAAATGCAAATTCTGCTTCGAGCAGGTTCATCCCAACGCTATCATCTGTGGACACTGCAATGGTGTCCTCGACATGGATAGATACAAGAAGGAATTCGTCAAGGCCGACACTGTTTCCCCTAAGTAGGTAGGAACTGTTCAGAAGGCGAACACTTTATGGCTTCTACAGCAGGGCAGGTCATGACGCTAGCCAAGACTGCCCTTTTAAACGACCCAGCAGGAGCTATCTATCCTGATGCAGCTATGTATCCAGTAATGGATTTGGCTTATCAGGAGCTTCAGACGAAGCTGACGAGACTTGGAATTCCAGTCACGAAGGAAGTCTCAGCTCCAATCATAGTCGCAAAAGGAACAAAGGTCTTGTCTGAGGGAGCAGGACTTCCTATAGACCTTATCTCACCAGTTTGGCTAGGTGAGAGATCTGTGGGGTCAACGCTCGACTATATTGACATGACTGAGCGAAGCTGGGAGCCTACGGTAACACCAAGCACAAGTCTAATCTACTGGACTTGGCGTGAGGATCAACTTAAATTTGTAGGCTCTACGGTCGATAGGGATGTTCTGATCAAATATAAGAAGTCTCTAGGACATCTTAGTGATGAAAACTCTGTGATCTTAATCTTAAATTGTGACAATTGGCTTGCTCATAGGACGGCGATGAAAGCTGCGGCGACGATAGGTAGTAATCCGACAAGGGCACAACAGATCGGCGTCGACTTAGGAATCATCTGGGATGACTTCTCAGGGACTCTCATCCATAAAGATCAATCACGTCCTGTCAGACGAAAGAGAACACGTTATCGCGTTCCATAGGAGGACACATGGTAGGCATGCCGTTCAATCAGAATCTAGCAGCTAAGAATCTTCAGGCGGCGCACAACACGCTGGCATTCCATAAGCTGCTTCCGTTAGTTACTCAAGGTGCTCCGACGAATGGAGTTACTGGTGCTGGCACTCAGGATAAGGGTGCTATCTGTATCGACATGACCAATGGAACTCTCTATCAGAACACTGGAACTCTAGCTTCTCCGGTTTGGACTGCTCGATAGGATAAAGATGCGCGACCACAAACCTATCATAGTCAACGATTTCAGGGGAATCTTTGATAGGGGGGAGGATGAATCTGTCCCCTCTGGCTACTTCATCGACTCTAAGAACAATCGGTTCCTTAGACGTGGTGTGAAGACGCGAGAGGGGAGCAGCTTAAGATATAATATCACTGGCAAGATTCGTAGAATGAAGGTCTTTAAGAAGACTGGAGAGGCTTCAAGGCTAATCATTCTCGACGACGCTGGGAATCTCTACGACTTCATCAACTCTAATTTTCCAATCCTTCACGTCGATAACATGATAGATTTCTCGATGGTGACTGTCTATAATAGAGCCTATATAACTCCACATAATGGCAAGACTGGACTGCCAGGTGGAGTAGTCTATACATATAATGGCTCAGGCTCGGCTAGACCTGCTGCTGGGGGTAAACCCTATATTGGTGGAGGAGCTATTTTACCAGCAGTTTCTACAACGTCTGGTCATGTAGAGAAAGGGACGCATGCTGTAGGTGTTGCATATCTAACTGATACTGGCTTTATCAGTGGTATCGGGATGTTTGCTAAGGTTGATTGTCCTGGGGATAGGAAGCTAGATGTATCTGGCTTACCTATTGGACCTAGTGGAACTGTTGGGCGTGTTCTAGTCTCTACTCGAGTAATTAAGGACTTTAACGACGACTATGATAACCAGACTTATTACTTTATTCCCGATGGCCTGATAAATGACAATACTGCTACATCTCTCTTGAATAAGCTGGACTTTTATGATGCTGATCTCTTTGACGACGCCAGCTACTTACTAGATCAACTGGAGTTTATTCCTGCTGGTGTAGGTATTGGCATGTATAACTCTCGTCTTATAGTTTGGGGAGAGGACGCAAACTCATCAATCGTTAGAGTCAGTAAGCAGGCAGAACCAGAGGCGATGAATGGAGCTGACGGGTTTGCTACAATCAATCCAGGAGATGCAGATACAGGCTTAAGAAACTGCTTTGACTACAATGGTATGCTCATCTGTCAGAAGTCTAACAGGAGCTACTATACTAATGATAATAGCTTACCAGCTGCTACATGGGCAGTTCCTAAAGCTTTCGACGCAGGCATAGGCTCAGAACCTCATGCCGTTGCACAAGTGATGGATTACGGACACGAACTAGAGGGGATCGTCGTTACAGCACATCATACAGGTATTAGAGTCTTCAATGGCACTCTTACACAAACTCCTCTCACATATAACATTGATGATCTATGGTCTCGGATAAATAAAAACTATTTCTATAAGGTAGAGTTGAATATAAACTCTGTAGACTATGAATTATTCGTGGTAGTTCCTATAGATGGGGCTACTGATCCAAACTGCATCTTCTATGCTGATTTTAATGAGGGTTTAGACTTTGAAAATATAAAGTGGGATGTTTGGTACTTTGGGGTCGATACTTGGACTATGGCTATTGAACGTGACACTAATGAGGGAGATGCTATAGTCGAGTTTGCTGGACTCTCTGGAGGTATACAAAAGCTTGATAAAACTAAAAAGAGTGATATGACTGGTCTTATCTTTAATTTCGTTCAATTTCCTCTACATCCCTTAGATAAAGATGATCAAGTCTATCACTTTACTGGTGCCCAGATTAGAGCTATGGGTGCTGGAGATATGACAGTCGAAGTTACTGGACTTGATAATGTTGATTTCGCAGATGGGGAAATTCTGACTCTAGCTCCTGCTCCTGGCAAGCCTTATTTCTCTGGCTTTAATTTCAACTCTGAACATGCATCTGTGAAGCTTCAGGTGCATAATACAAATGAGTGGTATAAAATTCTTAAACTGGCGCTTTATCTGACTCCTGTGGCCGAGAAGAAGAATGGCTGATAAGCCTGCTCCTGACTTCTCTGACCAAATTCAGAGTTTAATTGAGCCGATTAGGAAAGATGATCCTAATTTATTTCAGGCTCTTGAGTTTCTGAATAATTCTTTAAGCGACCTAAATAAGCAGATCAATCCTATAACCCCCAAACGTGGGTTTAAGATTGGAGATAGCACTATAGATTTAGGGCCTCCAGTTACATTCTTCTATACCTTACCTGGTAGAACTATAAAGATGGAGTGGGTAGCTATATCTGGAACTGCCCAATATGAGATTAGAAGAGGTGCAAGTTGGGATACCGCACTTTTTCAAACTAAAACTAGCTCTACACAAATCAACTTAGAGCCTATACCGACTGGAACTTATACATATCTACTTAAGACTATAACACTGGGCGGAACCTATAGTGATGATGCGACTCCACTTGTAGTGATCATAGAGTCTGTTGCTCCTGTATCCATAAGTGCTCAAGTCATAGATAATAATGTTCTACTACGCTGGACTGAGCCTCATGCCTCTTTTGATATTGATTACTATGAGCTCTTTAAGAACGGAGTATCTATAGGCTATAATGATGGTAACTTCTCAGCTATATTTGAGACAGCTGCTGGTAGTTTTAATTATGGTGTTGTCGCCTATGACATGGCAGGAAATGCTAGTCCTATATCTACGATTTTAGTAGCTGTTAATCAACCACCAGACTTTGAGCTCTTTAATACTTTTATCAGTTCTTTAAATGGGACTCGTGTAAATGCTTATCGTGAGGCTGCGACACCACCTAGATTAGTAGCTCCTGTAGATGTAGCTCAGACTTGGGATCAACATTTCTCTTCTCATTCATGGACTACTATACAAAATCAAATCGATGCTGGCTATCCTGTTTATGCACAGCCCGCTATAATAACTGGTAGTTATGAAGAGATTATTGATTTTGGCGTTTTAATCAATAATATCATAGCTAACATAACTTATAATTTTGCATATAACGATCCAAATCATCAGGTCTCTATAATCATAAAGCAGTCAGTTTCAACAGATGGGATAAGTTATTCTACTCCTGTAGCTGGTGCAGTCCAATTCTTTAGTACTCTTAGATATCTTAAAGTACGGCTGGAATTCACAGGAGTTGATGATAAAGCTTTCGTATCAATATATAATCTGACAGTAAAACTTGACGTTAAACGTGACCTCGATAGTGGTGAAGTAAATGCTTAAGCTACAGATGTTAATGGAACTCAGGTCAATTTTAATAAGGCTTTTAAAGATATAGACTCGATTACGCTATCAACTCAATCTGTCAAGCAACCAATAGTCGCAATTTATAACTTCGTCGACGTTCCTAATCCAGTTGGTTTTAAAGTCTTTGCCTTTGACAGCACTGGAAATAGAGTTTCGTATTTAGTCTCATGGAAGGCTAGAGGGATCATCTAATGTGGCAACGCTGGAACCAGAGCACTCATATATTTGAAAATTCTAGTGATGAGGGTGCTAATTGGACACCTACACCACTTAATGCATCTATCATAAATGAGGGAACTATAAACTCAGCTAGATTACCTGCTATGCCAGCAGCTGCTCACCATGCAACACATGAGACTGGTGGGACTGATGCTATAGTAGCTCTAAGTGGCTCTGTGATAACATCAGGAACTGTAGCAGATGCTAGACTTTCATCTAATATTCCTCTGAAGAATGCTAGCAATGTCTTTACTGGACAATCTCAAGAAATTACAGCCAATTCTCCTGCATTCTTACTTAGGGATTCAGTTCAAGGAACTGATCTTAAAGTATTTCGTGTTGTAAATGCTGGACAATTACTTTATTTACAAACATTAAATGATGGACTAGCTAATGTCTCATACATGGCGATGAATCGAGCTGGCTTCGTATCGGCTCCCTATCAACCACGTACATATGTCACAGCTAATGCGACTGTTAGTCTTCCAAATACTGCATTTACACCCATTGCATTTAATACCGAACAGTATGATATGGGTAACTGCTGGACTGCTGGTAATCCAACAGCAATTTTTTGTCCTCCAGCTGGAGATGGATTTTATTTTGTGATCGCATCTGTAGCTTTTTCAACTAATTCATCTGGTGCTCGATTCGCACGTATCTCAAAAAATACCAATAGTCAATATCAGCAATATTATCCTACAACATCTGGTGACCAAACATTGTTTCAGATGGTATGGGCAATGCCGATGGTTGCTGGAGATTATATTCAGCTGATTTTATATCATAACTCAGGTGCAACACTTGATGGTATTGGCTCTGGATTGATGATGTTTAAGATATGGTGAGCTATGGAAGAATTAGTGCTGACTACTCCAGAAGTTATTCCAGAGAAAGTTACAGCCAAATATAAGGTGACGACTCTAACATTAAACTGGGAGTACCTTCAATTCCCTGAAACTGTTCCTGGACTCGTTGCTATCAGTCTTAGAAACGAGCATGAAGAGCCATTCTATTATCAATATACTGGACAGGTAGCTAAGGACTATATCAAATTTCTTAACACTGGAAATTTCACAGTTAAAAGTGTCCACAAAAGAATTTTAGAGAAGCTATCATCCGATGGTATTCTGCCTGGAACGGTGACTGGAACTCCTGATCCATAGAGGATAGCTAATGGCTGACTGGAATAAGCCGACGAACTCTAGCCTTTATCAGACTGAAGTTTTGCCAA